CTCGACGAACTCGCGACGACGATCGCGTTCGACGAGGCAGGTCACGACCGCAAGGTCCTGGCTGTCCGTGTCGAAGCCCGGTGCCACAAGCCCGAGGGGTACGACATCCGATGAACGTCAGCGAAAAACTCCGGGCCAAGATCGAAGCCCACACCACCCCGCAACTGCTTTCCTACCTGGCGCACCTGGAGACCATGACCAGCACGCCAGAGATCCGCCTCGTTGGCGCGATGATCGCCGACACCATCACCGAACGTGAGGGCATCGACGACGCGCTCAACAAGGTGTTCGCGGACGAGACGTTCGACGGCACCTACCTCGACGCGATCCGCGCCGCGCTGGCCGATCGACGCGTCAAACACCGGCACACCGGCACCGCGGGAATGTTGCTCAACGCGCGTGGCCGGCCGATCGCGATCGTCCACTGGGACGGTCAACCACTACCCACCTGGGCCGACTGGTCCGACCTCGTATAACCCACCCACCGAAAGGAAATCAATGCTCACCGTTGCTCAACGCGCCCTGTTCGGCGTCGGCCTGCTCGTCGGGGCTGCCCTCGGAAACCCCGCGGGCACCGTGATGGCGGCCAGCGTGTCGGCCGAACCACTCACGGCCTGCGCCGAGGAAGACGGCAACCCCGACGGTCAGCCCTGCACGTGGACGGACCCCGACACGGGCCGCGCGTTCTTCGTTGACTCCGCCAACTACCGAGGATGATGTCCCGATGAGCGATCACAGCTCGCCGCAAGCCACTCCCACCGAGGGGGCGGCTTCGCCGCGTTTCATGCGCCAGCTGGTCATTTGCCATCCAGAAATCTGGGCCGCGCTTGAACGGTGGGCCGCCGACCACGCCTCGATGTTCTTCGAGATCCCCACGGGCGCTGACGGCATCCCGACGTACGGCTTCGGCGTTCGACTGGAGCAGCCATGACGGGGCAGCAGGTCGGCTACGTCCGGGTGTCGACCCTCGATCAGAACACCGAACGTCAGCTCGACGGCATCGAGGTTGATAAGCGGTTCGAAGACAAGGCCAGCGGCAAGGACACCGCCAGGCCGGCGCTCACCGAGGCGCTCGGTTACGTACGTGAGGGCGACACTCTGGTGGTTCACTCGATGGATCGGCTGGCGCGGTCGCTGGAGGATCTCCGGCGCACTGTGCGGGAGTTGACCGCTCGGGGTGTGCGGGTCCACTTCGTCAAGGAGAATCTGACGTTCACGGGTGAGGATTCGCCGATGTCCACGTTGCTGCTGTCGATGCTGGGCGCGGTGGCTGAGTTCGAGCGTTCGATGATCCGGGAGCGTCAGCGTGAAGGCATCGAGCTCGCGAAGGCCAAGGGCGTGTACAAGGGCCGCAAGCCAGCGTTGACCGATGAGCAGACCGCCGCAGTGTTGGAGCGGCTGGCAGGCGGTGAGCATCCGGCGGATCTAGCGCGCGAGTTCGGGGTGTCGCGGGCCACGGTCTACAACGTGAGGGCGAGGGCCGCCGAGATTTAGGCCGCTCACGGCGAAGTGGGTTGGGGGCCATTCCACGTAGGACTTCATCAGAACAAGCAAGGGAATCAGTGGTGGGTTGTCGGTCTCCTTTGACAAGCCCGCTAACCGACCTGTTTGGCGATGAAGCGCGATACCGTTATCCAAACGAGCTTCGCGACATGCAAGGAGAGCAATGAGAAAGCTGGGGCTGTTCATTGTCGCCGCCGCGCTACTGACGGTGGTTTTCGTTTACAACCGAGATCGCCCGGTGGAAAATGCGGCACCCATCTCCCGCGACGAGGCCGCGGGGGTGACCTCCACTACCGCGGTTTCAACGACTTACCTGGAAGCCAAGGAAGCGGCGACTTGGAAGGATGTGGCTGGGGTCATCACTAACGAGACGGCCGTCTACTCCAATCCTCTCCAACAGGTCACTCCGCCGCCTACTACCCCCGTCCCGTTGCCGCAACGGACATGGACGTTGCCCGCCGGCACAAGGGTCACTATTGAGTGCAAAGCTGGACTGGAGTACTTCACCAGCGACGGAACGTCTTTCACCCCGAGCGTCTTCGTCTATTACGACTCCGGCAAGCCGGAAGTCAAGGGCCAGGGATATGTCTCGGGAAATGCGATTGAGGTCACCGGACGGAGGCCGGATACAAACGAAAAGCTCGTCATCGGACAAATCAAGCTGTGCTGACGGTCGATATGGCAGAAAAGATTGGCCTGCCACTACTCGGACTCGTATCAGGCTGGCTGTTGGCGGTGTGGAAGGGCGGCCGTCATCGCTCCTGGGAATCGCTCAGTTCAGACCTTGATCTCGCCGACAAGCTGCAGGTTTATTTCCCCAAACATGCTGAGTGGCTGCGTATGTCGGTGGCAGCCCGCCTGAAAGGCCGAGGGATATCCGATAGTCGGCCGAGGATGGACCCATGGCAGGCTGTGGTTGGAATCTGCTTCGTTGCGGCAGGTTTCATAGGCACGATGGTGTTCAAGGGAGATCTCAGCCATCCGGCGGACAAGAGCGAGGCATTTGGAAACATCTTCTTCACGCTCGCGATGTTATTCACGGTAGTCGCGGGATCATTCATTTTGGTTCGCGACGGCTTCACAGCCCGATTTCGGCCACCTGGTATCTCCGACTTGCTGATGCCTGGACACACCAAGCAAGAACGAAAACGGCTGGGAGACGAATTCGAACAGCTCCATGATCGAGCTAAGAATCTCCCAAATCCGGCCGAAATAGCGCCCCACGACAGCGAAGACGATTCGGACTCAACCACGGAGCGCGGTTAGGCGTATATGGCATATCCGGGCAAGTCGTCGGGACGGAGGCGATACGTTGACCCAACATCACAAGGAGGCAATATGACGGAAGAACAAGGTTGGCGCACGATTCAGGTGTCCCCAGTGGCCCCTGGAATCTTCGTGGACTCATTTCCGGTAGTCGCCCTGCTACTTCAGGAATACGTCCACAACCCGAAAGAAACTCGGGTTGTGATGGCGTTCCCAGATGCCTCTTTCGGCAAGTTGGTGGCGTGGGAGAAGTCGCATGGATTCATCAAATGGTCAGGTGAGTGGAAGAAGCCAGCAGATCTGGACTAGATCCGCTACGCACCAACGCGGTTGTTACGAAATATTGCGGAAACAGCGACGCCTCGACCGGCTACCTTTCCGCAGGTCGCGACCATGGCAAGGGCAAAGAATCAAGATTGTTTTCTAGATCAGCTTTCGGCCCAGGTCAGCGTGCTCTACTGTGTTCCCTATGGTCTCCGGTTACCCTGATCCAGGCAACCCATATAGGACACGCTGGTGTCGCGTACTGCAACAACCGTCAAACAGGCCGGTAGTTCAACGTGCACGTCGGCGAGTACGTGCTGCGCTCGTCGCGGTTGCGGCCATCGCGGTTGGGGCTGGCACCATTCAGGTCGCGACAATGCACACGGCGCCGGGAAGTGGCTTCTCCACGCTGGCGACGGTGGGCGCGGAACCGACCGGCCCGCCGGGACCGACCGGCGGCATGACCGACGGCGGGGGTTCTCAGTTCCAGCCGCCCGCGCAACCACCGTCAATGCCGGATTACCAGGGTGGCAACAACTTACCGCCTCTAGATCAGAACTCGGGCATCTCAATTTACAATTCCGGCAATCCGCAAGCGCCACAGCAGGTTCCGGGTCAGCAGGGCGGGCAGCAGCCGCAGCAGAGCTGGGATCAGCCTGCTCACGGGACTCAGATGCCCAATTACTCCACGGCGCCGGGGTACACCCAGGGGCCGGGTAAGCCGAATCCCGATTATCAAGCGCCGCAGCAGAGCTCACCTCAGCAGGGTCAGCAGTCTCCACAACAGGGGCAGCAACAGCAGCAGTCGCCGCAGCAGAGTCAAGAGCAGCAGCAGAACCAACCCGAGCAACAACAGCAGCAGGAACAGCAGGACCAGGGTGACCAGCAGCGGCAGCAGCGCTGTGAGGCGATGTCGCAGCAGATGGATCAGCTCACCGAAACTGCGGGGCAGGTCGCTGACGTCGTGCAGCAGGTTGGGGACGTAGTCGACCAGGTAGTGCCCAAGCCCAAGGGCGGCGGTGGATCCTTGGGGCCCGATGGTGAGCGCTCACCGGGGCGGGTGCCGACCCAGCCACTCGAGTGTGGCGATTGCCCGCCGGATCGTAAGCCGCAGAATCCGCTGTGCAAGCTCATCCCCAATGCGGCAGCCAAGAAAGTATGCAAGGACTACATCGATCCTTGGATGGACAACTTTTCCGATGAGTGCAAGACCGGCGAGCCGGGATGCAAGGGCCGGGTGCCGATCTGTTACCCCAAGGATGTCACCAACCCCACCCAATTCCAGATAGATGGCATGAGGGACTACATAAACGGCGGAAATCGCCTGATTCGCAAGAATGAGGACGCCGGCGGCATGGTGATCAAACGAACGACCAGCGGCATGGACACCCGCCGAAAAGATGACATTAAAAGGGCCATAGCAATCTTTGGCGAAGAAGCTTTTAACGGTAAAGCGCCGGGTCACATGCCAGATTTAACATGGGGTGGAACAAAGTTCGATGACCGTCAAGTGCTCCCCATGGATATTGCTCTCAATCAATCCATCGGTGGTCAATCGAACTATTACCGCCGATTCAAGGAAGGGTTCCAGGTGACAGAGTTCGTAGAGGGGATTTGGGCCGTGCCGTCCTATTCCAACAAACTCCAGTGCCTCGAAAAGGGACCTACCGCATGATTGCGTACCTTCGCGAAAGGTTCAGTGGGCGCGTGGCTGCGGTCGGTGTGGCCTGGGTTGCCACGATTGCCATCGCCTCGCTGCTGACCTATGTTCTGTGCATGCAGCACCCCAGTGCGACATCGGATAAATACGACGCAGAAGTACGCCAGGTGATCGAGCAATACATTGACGCATTAAATGCCGGTGACCTGAAGCGACTAGAGTCACTTTCCACTGGTATAGCCGAGGAACATCTCAACCCATCTTTCAAAGGTGGGTACGTCCAGGATATGGCGTCGGAGATGCTGGACCATGGTCCGATGCATATAGTCGATTTCGGCATTCTGGCGCGAGGTGATCTGGTCTACGACGCGTTCGTGTACACAGAATTCGAGGATCAGAAAAACGCGAAACCGGAGAACATCTACTACTACACCGGGGCGCGGGTCCGATACAGCATGTACCGACTCAACGGGCAATGGAAAGTCATGAGCGTAGAGACGTTCAGGGCTGACGCCAAGTGAAACGAGCCAGCGCCCTGGCGGTGATTATGGCGTTGTCAGCAATGGTGCTATCGGGATGCCAGACCTCCACCGAAGCGCCGAACGCCGAAGCCAACTTCGCGCAGATCCCCGGACAGTTCCCCACCCCGGCCACCACGACAGCAGCGGGAGCAGACGATGCGCCCGTTGGCGCGTGCGTCAAGATCTCCGGCCCACGCCGCGACGCTGCGATGAAGCTGACGAAGTGCGACGCCCCAGACGCTACCCACAAGATCGTCCAACGCGTCATCGAGCCGAAAGACTGTGTCCGCGACGTTGATCGGCGCTACTACCGCAACACCGCTGCCGGCGAATGGACCGCATGCCTGGACCTGAACTGGACCAACACTCGCTGTCTGAGCATCAGCGACGACGAGACACGGGCTGTGGCATGCGACGACACCGTGGCAGTCGATCGTTTCCGGCCAACCAGGGTGGTCCTCGGCGCCAGGACCGCCGACATGTGCCCGGTCGGATATCCCCATCCAATTCGGATGTTCACTATCTGTACCGAAACACAAAAGTAGGGCGGCTTGGTCGTCAAACTGCTGAGCTTCGCTCGGGTGCTGTTTATTGTGGTGTGGGTGGTCGAAATGGGGCTGTGGCTGTTCACTGATATTTCATTGTCGAGTGTCAACCAGTACCTGTTTCCGGCACTCATGCTGTGGGTTATCGCTGATGCCACCGTGAAAGCCGCACGGTCGCAATAAGAGCCCACGCTATATGATCCGTTTCATCGTCTGCTGCCAGACTGCGGCGCGTGCCCGAATACACGCAGCTTGCCCTCGATGACCTGCACACTTTCACAGGCAACCCGCGCCGCGGTGATGTCAGCCAGATCGCCGTTTCGTTGACCAAGCACGGCCAGTACCGGCCGATCGTGGTGAACCGGGGCAGCCAGACCGGCCGCCGCAACGAGGTGTTGGCCGGGAATCACACGTTGATGGCTGCACGGTCGCTCGGCTGGAGCACGATTGATGTCGGGATCGTGGATGTTGATGAGGACACCGCGCGCTCGATCGTGGCGGCTGACAACCGGCTGGCCGACCTGGGTGAGTACGACACCTCTGATCTGTATCAGCTGTTGTCGTCGATCGAGGACTTGGGCGGAACCGGTTACGGGCTCGAGGATTTGTTGGCGATGGAGCGTGATCTGTTCCCGCCGGAGCCGTTGACTGACCCGGATGATGTTCCGCCGGCACCGGAGTCGCCGGTGTCGCGGCCGGGTCAGTTGTGGTCGTTGGGAGAGCATCGGCTGCTGGTCGGATCGGCGACCGATCTGGAGGGTGTGCGGGCGCTGTGTGGTGACGTGCAGCCGGATTGCGTGTGGACCGATCCACCCTATGGCGTCGACTATGTGGGGAAGACGAAGGCGGCGTTGCGGATCCAAAACGACGTGACTGGTGGGCTGTTCGAGCTGCTGAAGGCGGCGTTCGATGTGGTGGCCGCGGTGGCCCGGCCGGGCGCCCCGGTGTACGTGGCTCACGCCGACACCGAACGCACAACGTTCGAGTCCGCGATGGATAGCGCCGGGCTGCAAGTGCGACAGAACCTGGTGTGGGTGAAGAACATGATGGCCCTTGGCCGTTCGGACTACCAGTACCGGCACGAGCCCATCCTGTACGGGTTCGCCCCGGGCGGCGAGGGCCGATTGGGTCGCGGCGGCGAGCGCTGGTTCGGCGACAACAAGTCCACCACGGTGTTTGAGGTGGACAAGCCCGCCCGCAACGCCGAACACCCGACGATGAAGCCCGTGGCGTTGATTGACGCGATGCTAGCCAACAGCCTGCCCCCGGGCGGCGTGGTGCTGGATCCGTTCTCCGGCTCGGGGTCCACGTTGATCGCCGCCCATGGCCGCCAGTCCCGGTGCTTCGGTGTGGAATTGGACCCCCGGTATGCCGACGTGATTCTGCGGCGGTTCGAAGAGCACACGGGCATCGTCCCGGAGCTCGACGGTGCCCCGGTGTCGTTCGCAGGCGCAGCCTGACCTCATGTCCGCGGTGTTGAGTCTGGCGGCTGCCCGGTATGTGCGGGTGGCACGCTCCCGCCGACGGCCGGGGAGCCCTGCTGAGTTGGCGCGCCGGCTCGACACGAAGTTCCGTGTGACACCGACGATCCGGCTGCTGTCGGACCTCGCGGTGCGATCGGTCAGGGAGCCGGATCAGCGAGATGTTGTCAGCACTCCGCCGCGGACGGGGAAGTCGCAGTCGCTGGCGATCTGGACGCCCGCCTGGGCGTTGGGCGAAAACCCGGATCTGAAGATTGTGATCGTGTCGTACTCGGATGAGTTGGCGCAGACGCATTCTCGTGAGGTCCGCAAGATCATCAACGAGCACGCCGAGTTCCTGGGCTACCGGCTAGCGCGCGATAAGACGTCGGTGGGTCAGTGGCGGGTGGAAGGCCACGAGGGCGGGGTGCTGGCCACCGGTATCAACTCGGGTGTGACGGGTTTCGGCGCCGACCTGATGATCATCGATGACCCGGTTAAGGATGCGGCGGAAGCCGACTCGAAGGCGCATCGGCGGCGCGTGCTCAACGAGTACCAATCGACATTGTCGACGCGTGTGCATCCGGGCGGCTCCGTCGTCGTGGTGATGACGCGCTGGCATGAGGAAGACTTGGCCGGGGCGCTGATCAAGCAGGAGCCGGACCGGTGGCGGCGCACTAACATCCCCGCCGTCTCGGACCCGAAGATCCCCGACGCGCTCTGTCGGCCTGCTGGAG